AAACAACAAAATTTGATATGGAAGAGCAATTTTTTTTATTTGATGTGGCGGTTCGGAAGGCGGACAGATTGGGCAATGTGCTTGATAATGTATGTATCAATGTGCAGGGCTTGTATGCCTCAGATGTGGATCAGACTATGCTTGCGGAGCAAGTACAAAAATCAATACAGTGGCTGAATAGCCTTTATGCTGTGGTTGAAATCAAGGATGCAATTACGAATGTGGTGGCGCGTCGGTATCATGTGCTGAAACAGGCATTGTGGAGCGATTTGTTTGTGGCATCGCCTTTAAGTCCCACTCTATCCATCCCCGAAGAGGAGGGGAGCAGTAATGGCTACGCTATAGCGTAAGGGATTTTGGGTTGTCTTTTTTTAGGGAAAAAATTAAATAAACATACTATGCGAAGAGAAAAACTAAGATGGGAGGTAGCGGCGGTTTGGTTTGGGTGCATTTGCTTGGCGTTGGTACTTATGGACAAATATGGGAATACGCCTTTTTTGATGCAGCCTTTTGAGAATAATTGCTTTCGACCTCCCGCCGCCCCCTGCCTGCCCCCTGCCCCTAAAGGGGAGTATAAAGGAGGGGGGGGCAAAATGACTGAATATAAGGCGGTTATGTTTTTTTTAAAATGTAGCGAAGGGTATTCAGACACGGTGTATAAGTGTCCCGCGGGTTTTCGGACGGTGGGGTATGGGTACAACATAGATGCGAATGGTATGACTTCTTATTTGAAGGATAACCAAGTGACACAAGCGGAAGCGACGGCACTATTGAAGTACGAATACGAAGCGGAGATTGCAAAATATGGGCGGTTGTTGTCGCATCGGACGTTGCGAGAAGTAAAGGCGGTGGCATTGCTAGGGTTTAATATAAAAGAGGGAAAGTTTCGGTTTTCTGGTCTTTTTGAGGAACTGGAAAAGCCAAAAGTGAACGGTAAAAAGGTGCGGAGCTTGTGGATGCAATATTGCCACTACCGCGATACGAAGGGGCGTTGGCGGACTTCGAGGGGACTACGAGATAGACGGGTATTGGAGTTGGACTTGTTTTTTGGGCGGATGGATAGGGTATTGAAGGCGGGGCGGAGGTTTGAGAGGGATTTGTCCCTAGCCCATAAAGGGGGATAAAGCCCAAAAACCAGCGCAAGAGGTGGTTAGATGTAGTTGAAAGATAGTGTTTTGTACAATGTTTTGTTATATGGCTATATTTTTAAAAAGATAGGGATGTAGCCTTTTTTAGACTAGATAAATGTACTAATGGAGTTGTGGTTCATGGAGACTGCAACAGTTTTGAGAAAACTAGGTAGGTCAAGATAGAGTAGGCTATTTTACGGGGTTCGATGCCCTGCTTGACTGCAAAAAAGCCAAAGCCCCACCCTATCCCTCCCCGAAGGGGAGGGATAGGGTGGGGTATTTTTTATTTTTTTATTTTTTAACCAAATTATGAATTATGAACGTGAATACAGGAATGAATGTGGATAAGGATGCGATTATGCAGCTTATCGAAAAAGGAGTGGGGAAGCATGGGTCGGCAGCGGAGTTGTCGCGGTTTTTGACCTCGAAAGGGGTGAGCGTGAGTGATAGTATGCTTTCGCAGATGCGAGGGGGTACGTACTCGACGGCAAAAGGAGAGGCATGGGTGAATGTGGCTCGTGCGTTGGGGTATTATGATAGTGGTTGGCAGATGGTTGATACGGTGGCGTATAAGTATGTGTGTCAAGTGCTGCGCGATGCGAAGGCAAAGAGTTTGTTTTTGATGCTGGCGGATAAGGCAGGAAAGGGCAAGACCGCTAACACGAAACGGGCGATGTCAAAACTAGACGATTTGACGAACACGTACTACGTGGATTGTACGAATAATAGCTCTAAGAAACGCTTATTGTTGGCGTTTTGTGAGGTATTGGGGATCAAGTTAAAGAAAAGTAAGGGGTATAATGCCTTTGAGTTAATGGACCTGGTAATTGCTTTTTTTGAGGGCAAACGGAATGAAAAGCCATTGCTTGTCATAGACGAGGTGCATGAGCTTACGCCTGAGGCATTGCGTATATTTAAGGCATTGTATAACCGATTGGAGGGGATATTGGGGGTAGTGATATTGGGTTCGGATAACTTACCAAAAGAGTTGCAACGCGGTATCGCACAGGCTCGTAAGGGATACGATGAAGTAGAGAGTCGTTTTGGGCGTAAATACTTGGGGGTGCGTGGGGTCAATCAGAAAGAAGCGAAGGCGATTTGTGTTGCCAATGGGATTGCTAATAATGTGTTGTTTGGGGCGATTTGGGGGGAATTGGATAAGGTGGAGCGTATTTATGTGGACGACGATGGGGTGGAGCGAAAGGTGGTGTTGGTGGAGGATTTACGTCGGTTGAAGCGAGTGGTGGAACGGGAGTTGTTGTAGTGCAAGCCCTACCCTATCCCTCCCCAAAGGGCAGGGTTGATTAGTTCTATATAATTCTTTGTTTTTATTGTTTTAAAACTCAAATTCAAAGCACAAAATTCAAATTCAAAACCGCGATTTCTACCATATTTAGGGCGTTTCGGTTTGAACCAGTCTGCCGACAGGCAGGTTTGAGTTTTGATTTTGGGTTTGAATTTGATTTTTTTTTTACTCTAAAAATAGAACTAATCAACCCTGCTCCAAAGGGGAGGGGAATAGTGGTGGTTACTGGGCGGGTTGCCCCTATCCCCTAAAGGGGAAATAGTGGTGATTACGGGGTGGGTTGCCCCCTTACCCCTAAAGGAGAGGCTGAGAAGCCTTGTTGTGTGCTGCTTTTGATAAGGGTAGGTGGGGGATTTTGATTTTTCATTTTTTTAAACAAACATATTTTATTATGGGAAAGCAACGAAAAGCGAAGGTGGCATTGCCTGATTGGGATGCATTTAATGCTGCGGGGGCTAAAATAGTTGAACTGGATGCTGCGATACACAAAGCGGAAGGTAAGCGCGCAGAGGCTTTGCAACGTGTGTATGCGGAGTATAGTGAGCCGTTGGCGGCACTTACTGCGGAGCGAGAAGATAATCGAAAGTTGATTGAAAAGTACGCGACGGTCAATAAGCGTGTGCTGTTTAGTGAACACAAGCGCAGTCTTTGGCTTGGTGTGGTTCATGCAGGTTTCCGTATCTCCACACCTAAGATTGCGTACAAAAAGGATTGGACAGAAGCAAAGGTATTGGCTGCTTTGGAAAAGTGTTTTCCTGAGTATGTTCGCACGGTGCAGGAGGTCAAGAAAGAGGAAATCTTGAAAGACCGTGGTGTGGAAAGTTTGTTGGATTTGCTGGCAGACTGTGGGATTGAAGTGACGCAAAAGGATAAGTTCTTTTGTGAGGTAAAGGTGGCGGAAGTGCCTGTGTCGCCATTGCCGAAAGAGGAGTGAAGTCAAAACTCGTACTATTTTCATTGTTGTCAGGTAATAAAGGGATGGATACAAGGTATTGGGTTGCGTTTTCCTCTACCACGAATAGTGTAATAGCGGTGATTATTGGATAGCTACAGGAGAAGATAGTAAGGGTCGGATTGTGTTGCGTCGGGTTTTGTGTTTTTGACTTGGAATGTATGCCGAATGGGTATGCCGATTGGTAGATGGTTGCTGCATAACTTGGAATTAGGTCCTGTGAGAGATTTGGAGTTCGATGCTCCGTGTAGCGCAATCCCCCTAACCCCCAAAGGGGGAATAAAACCCCTATCCCGAGCCTCCCTCAGCCCCTCCCAAGGAGGGGAGGAAAACGAAGGGGAGGGGAATAGAAGTGATTATTGGGTGTATTTATTTTTTAACCAAATTTTTTTTATTACTATGGATGTTTTGAATAGTTATTCGATTGAGTTTAAGGGTGTTGCTGGGCGGTGTGTGGTGGGATTTAATGCAACGGAGCAACGGGTCAGTGCGGTGGTAGAAATGGAAATGACGGATGTGCAGCTTGCTTGGTTTTGGGCGTGGTGTCCTTGTACGGAATGGGCATTGTTGCAACTTAAAGATGCGAAATTTGTGATTAAGCTATTGCCAAAAGATTTGAGTTTTGCTTGTTTTTGGGATGCTTACGGCTATAAGGTAGGCAATAAAGGACGGGCAGAACGGATTTGGAAGTGTCTGCCTGATACGGAACGAGTGTTGGCATTGGGCGCGATACCGAAGTATAAATATCATTTGGCAACAAAAACAAATATGGAGATGCTTTATGCGGAAACGTATTTAACTCAGAAACGGTTTTTAAATTTTTAATTTTATGGATACAACAAAATTAATTCGACAATTTTATGGGCTTTTGTCAGCGACAGGGCTAAAAGAAATGAAAGATGCTATGATTACTCCTTTTGGGGTGGTGAGTAGCAAGGATTTGAGTGCGGCGCAACTGGAAACGCTTTGTGCGCGCTTACAGGTGATTTTGGACGCTAAAAATGCGCCTAGTCGGGAGTTGCGCGCTGCGCGTAGTATTGTGCTAAAATTGGCGCAAGAACTGGGTGTGTGGCAAAATAATGGCGATTGGGCGAAGTTCAATAAGTGGATGATGGATAGTCGGGTAATGGGTAAGTTGCTCTATGAGTGCGATGTGGCAGAGTTGAGCGCGTTGGCGGTGAAGGTGCGGGCAATACTGGGTAAGGATAAGAAGAAACGGGCTGCGGAGGATTGGGTAGCGCGGAATAATTAGCAAGTCAATCCCAGTCCCCACCCTATCCCTCCCCAAAGGGAATGGGATGATAAGTGGTTACTGGGCGCGTAGCTCCTATCCCCTAAAGGGGAGCGTTGGATGGTTGTAGGGTGGATATTTTTTTAATCAAAACTAATTTTTTATTTATGAAAAAGATACGAATTGTTTTTGTGGAAAGCGAGGTCATGTTGTTGGGTATTTTGCTGCCACGCGTACTGGAGTTGCCGTTGGAACGGCTGGACGAATTGTTGGTTGGGGAGTTTTGGGCGGAGAAGTCGGGTAAATTTACGATGCCAGGGCAGCGGGTATTGTTGTTGGAATGTTCGTTGTGTGTGGCGATGTATCGGGTGCTGATGGGGCTGAATATGTCGGGTGATGTGAAGGTAATACAGACGTTACGCAATCTACTGTGCGATAAAATTATTAAACACTTACCTAATATTGATATTGTTCGCTTATGTCAGAAAGAAGATTTAACTACTTAGATCGAGTTATGCGGGTGCAGGAGATTTATAAAAAGTACAAAAACGACAGCACTACTGATGCGTATATTTATCGCACTTATGTGAATGTTGTCTATGCTATGACGCTGCGGACTTTTTATAGTTATTTGAAAATCAATGCACGTAAGGAGCTGAAGGTGCGCGCTGAGGGGAGTAATTCCTATCCCCTAAAGAGCAAATAGTGGTGAGTAAGCCCCTATCCCTAAAGGGGAAATAGCGGTGGTTATTAGATGATGTGCTTGTGGCTACTGGCGAGGTTGCTTTGTGGTGGGTTATTGGTTTGTTTGGTTTTAATTTTTTTACTATTTAAACATGATTTTATTATGGCACGGTCAATCGGTGTGACGGAATTTTTGGCAAGAAAGTTTGATGTTTTTGACTTTGAGGATAAGTGGCTTGATTCGTTTGGCTTGCCTGAGCGCAACTCTAAGTGGATTGTGTATGGGCATAGTGGTAATGGAAAGACGGAGTTTTGTATGCAGTTGGCGCGGTACTTTTGCAACTTTGGGAAGGTATATTATAACTCCTTTGAGCAAGGTATTAGTAAGAGTTTGCAGGACTGTGTTCAGCGCAATGATTTTGTCCCTGTAAAGGGAAAAATAGTGTTTGGCGACAAGGATAGCTTTGATGCGATGCTTGTAAAGCTGGGGGAGCGCAATAGTGCTAGGGTTGTTTTTATTGATAGTCGGGATTACTTGAACTTGACGGCGGAGCAATTTCGGACGCTTACGAAGCGATTTCCGCGCAAGTCGTTTGTGATTATCTGTTGGGAAAGTGGGGGTAAGCCAAAGGGGGAGTATGCAAAAAGTATTGAGTTTATGTGTGATGTGAAGATACGGGTAGATCGGTTTGTGGCGTATCCACGGAGTCGGTTTGGGGGATGTGCGGAGTATGTGGTGTGGGAAAATGCACCTAGTCTTCCGCAGGTGAATAAGGTGCGGGTGGTGGAGAGTGGGACGTTGAAGTTGTTTTGAGAGAAGCCTTACCCTATGCCGAGTCGAAGACAAAGCCCCACCTTATCCCTCCCCGAAGGGGAGGGGGATGATAAGTGGTTACTGGGTGGGTAGTTGCCTCCTGCCCTAAAATGGGATGGGTAGTTGCCCGCTGCCCTAAAGGGAGAATAAGTGGTTATGGGATGGGTAGTTATTGGGGTGGATTTAAAGGTGTTTTAAAGGTTGTTTAAAGTATGATTAATGTAACGGTACATCGAAAGAAAAAATCGAATAGCGAGGCTATGCTTATTCGATTTGCAAATATGGTGGTTGGTCGGTCAGAAGGAGTGCCGAATGATGCAGTTTTTGGTGGACCTTGCTGCTGTGCAGAAACTATTGCTCGAAACATAATGGAGGACTATGATGCTTGGGCTGTAACGGTAAGCTATGGTTTTACGAATGCAAGTATCTTTTTTCGTCGGCATAGTTACGAAACGGGCATAAGTGGTATTTATCTAATTGGGGAGGATACTCCTTTTTTAACTATTGTAAATCAATAAAAAATTATAATTATTATGAGTAATCGAAAAAAGCCTTCTTGGAAGGCAAAAGTAAAAAGTCCTTTGAAAAAGGAGTTGCCGCAGGTCAAGATGTCTTTTCAGGTGAAGGCGGGGAGTGACTCGGTTTGGTCACAGCATTTAAGTACGAATGATATGGATTATAAACCTGACTTCGAGGAGGAGGCTTCGGACTTTCAATATATGTTGGAGGTCGTAAATGCTGCCTTTGAGAAGGCAGGGTTTGATTTTAAGAGCATTCGGATTAGTGCGGTGAAGTATTTAGTTCCCCCAACCCCCAAAGGGGAACTTGAATTGTAATGTGGGGGGGGGCGCGTGGTGGTGGTCTTGAAATCTATCCCTTTGTGGATTGCGTTACTTTTACTTGCGCCCTTTTTTGGGGAGGTGGAGGATGCGAATACGGATATTGAGCAACCTTGAAGCGGAAGTCTGAGCCTCCTCCAACCCCTCCAAAGGAGGGGAGGATAGTCGTGGTTAGCCCCCCTGCCACTAAATGGGAGAATAAGGTGGGCATGATGGTAGAATTTTTATTTTATTTTATTTTATTTTTTTTAACAACAAAATTTTTATTTTTTATGGAAAAGATAGAGGCTATTGAATGGCTTAAAAACAATCCCGAAGCTACTGTGAAGGAGTTTTATCAACTGACTGGATTAAGTAAGCGAACTTTTTATAATTATAAACATGAGTTATCTCCTCAATCAAAAGTGGTTTCTGTTTGTTACAATCCACCTGTGTCGGAGGTGCTTAGTTCTATTAGTAACGCTAATACGGCGATGGATGTGTTGGCTGCAATAGGCGAAAATAAGTTACTCCGCCATCAATTGTATATCCTTTTTAGACGCTACGATATATTATGATGACAAGAAAAGAACAAGCTGTCGAATGGCTTAAACTGCATCCCGAAGCAAAAGCGCAAGAATTTATTACTATTTTAGGAATGAGTGAAAAGAGTTTTTATAACTATAAAAAGGAACTGCAAGTAATACAGGTTGATATGAAAACTAGTACACGGTCTAATACAGTCGCTATATCGCCAATCGTGCAGCGTGATAATGCAATACAGATGACCGTAAATGTTTCACAGTCACAGCATACAGTTAATGCAGTAGATGTATTAAATACTGTATCAAATACAGATACTGTATTGAATACAGTATCTAATACAGTGCCTATATTGCCTTTAACTGCATCAAATACAGTGTCGGTATCAGGTACAGTAGGGCAAAAAAATACAGTTGTAGTTGTTGCAGTGGTAACAGCATTGGCAAGTATGATTAATATGTATAGTGTAACGGTACAGTTGTCAGAAAACTCTATTGTTGCAGTCTTATTTACTGCATTATTTTCATTTGGTGGATTGGCGTTTTTGGCAAGTGGGGAGCGTGGTGCATTAATAACTGGATTATGTATTGCATTGATATTTTGGGAAGTGTTTTGTAATGCTGTAAATATATATAGTGGACTGTATGATATAGATAAAGAGTGTGCTGGAAAATTCCTGCATCGGGTATGTCATTTTGCAGGTACAGAAGCTACTGCAACAGCCAAGTGGATTGCAGGAAGTGTGAGTATGTTAGCTGGTACTGTACTTTATACAGCGATGCATAAAATGGTGACGAGATAAAGCCCCACCCTATCCCTCCCCGAAGGGGATGACGGGCGGTTACTGGGTGAGTAGCCTCTATCCCCTGAAGGGGAAATAGTGGTGGTTGCTGGGTGGTTAGATGCGATTTTATAACTTTTTAAATTTTTATATTTATGCCTAGTTTTGGAACTTTTGTTACTTATGATGCGCGAGCGGTGGAGATAGAACACCTTCGACCAATAAAAGATAGTAATGGAAATGTGATTGGGGGTCGTAGAATGACAGACCTTTACGGGAAGGGGACTTCTGTTCCTTCGCTTCGATTTGTGAAGCTAACGGAGGATACTAGCCCTTATACAACTATTGCGTTGGTGCATTTGATTACGAAGGAGGAGTTGGTTTGTTTTACGGACAACCCTGATAGTCTTGATGTAGGGAATACGCTAAATGGTACGAATAATATGGCGGATGTGTGGAATTTGGCGCGGAATGATTTTTATGCGTTTTAGTCCCCCTAGCCTCCAAAGGGGGAATACATCCAAGCCCCACCCTATCCCTCCCCGAAGGGGAGGGGATGATGCGTGGCTACTGGATGGATATACCCCTAAATGGGAAGTAGAGCTGGCTACTGGATGTGGATAGTATGTAATTATTCATAGTTTTTTGTTTTGGTTTTTTGAATAGAAATAGGCGTGTACTTTGCAAAAAGTTGTGGAGTATGCGTCTTTTTTTTGATTTTTCACTTTTTTCGGATGAGGTTTTATACCGTAATCGTCATGGCTGACGATTACGGTATTTTTTTTGCATGGTTTTTGTTTTGATTTTAGCTTATTCACTTTTTTAAACTATTTTTTAGAACATGAAAAAAATACTGACCTATCTTTTTTATTTTTGGGCATTTTGTGCTGTATGTAATATTTTTATATTTATTACAAGGGTAGCACAAGGTGAGTCTTGGAGGGATGCGCTAATGAATCATTCTGTACAGCCAGCTCAGTCTACAAAACAAATACCCCAAGAAGAACCTGCAATACCTAAAAAGCCAATGTTTATTCAACGGCTTTGCGCTAGTGGCAATGATTATTATTTTAATGTTACGGGATTAGATAAAAAAGACGTACAGTGTTCCCGTGTACTGCGTGAGTATTGTGCTAATAATGAGGAGTTTATCGAAACAATAAAACCTTGTACCTTGCACTTTTTGGATAATTGTCCTAATTTTACTCCGCCTAGTGATGGGATGTATGGTAGTGCTTCGGTTCGTAATCGGGTTATTTTACAGTATATTTGTTTTGCTGATAAGCGTAACCTTGAATTTGACCCGATGGGTACGGGAAAATATCGTTTTTAAAAATTAACGTCGGCAAGGTATTGAACCTTGCCGATGTTTTTTGTTAAATTATTACAGGTGGATTGCAAAAATTGAGTTGTATAGGACCTTGTGCAGGGTTGTAGTTGGGGTTTTGGTCAATGGGGGTTATGGGATTGGCTAGGGTGTCCCACACCTCGGTCGTGTAGGTGAGGTTGTAGATGCGGAGGTCGGCGCGTCGTTCGTTGTTGAAGGCGATGCGATTGAGTGGACCAAACTCGAAATTTGCTTGCCCTACGATAGTAAATGCAGGTGGTGCAGTGGAGTTTTGGACTGCTTTATGGACGAGTTCCAGTATATTTAGGTGATCTAGTCCGATGTTTTGGTAGTTGGTTTGTGCTTTGGAGTGGGTGCGCTCAAACACTCGAAAGGCGATGCGTAGGTTGATAGTAACAGTGGCAGTTTGGAGTAAGCGACTGACGCTGGTATAGGTGGCATCGCCAAACCCAATTAGGCAGCATGGATAACTAACAGGCGGATTTTCGTCGTCGAGTTGCCCCATGTCGAAGTCTATCCATCGGATAGCTTGGGTGGCGTTGTATTGGAGAGGGTTGATAACGGAGTGAAGGTGAAGGTAGATTGGTTTCATGTTCCCCCTAACCCCCAAAGGGGGAACGCTGTCGGGGTGAGCGTGGTTTTATTATAGATTAGAAAGATGTTTATTTAGGAACTGGGTTGCTTTTTGCTGTATTCGTTGATTGAGCTGATGCGATTCGCCTATAAATTGGCGTTTGGGTATCGTAATATTGAGGGTGCGTGTATGTTCTTTGACAGCAACTCCGTTTTTTCGGGTGTAGCCTTTGACGGTACACGTACCTGTTATAATGCCCCCTTCGTTGTGTATTTTTTCGTAGGGTAGCGGAAAGCTGAACTCTACGGAGTGGTCTATGACACGCCCTTTGAGTGCATGACCTTTTAGGGTTGAAGTTTTTACGAGTAGGGCATGATTGGGCGTATAGTTGGGGTCGGTAGTACGGCTTTCCCAACCGTCGGTGGTGTCGGCTTTGCGTGGTTTCCAAGGCGTGAAGGCGGTATCGATAAAGCCTCCTTGTCGGAAGTTTTGCGCCCACTGATTTTCTGCTTCGACGGCAATGACCGTATTGGCGATGTCGCGTTGGAGTTGGGGGAGGGAAGCGGCGAGTTTTTGGAAGTATTCGGAAGGTGTCATAATTTAATCCCCACCCTATCCCTCCCCAAAGGGGAGGGGATGAGAAGTGGTTACTGGGAGAGCAAGAGAGTAAGAGAGTATGTTAGTGACTACTTTCTTGCTTTCTTTTTTTTCTTGCTTTCTCTTTTTTATTTGTAATTTTTAAAAAAAAGGTTTAACTTTGTGGCTTGATACCGCTTTTGAACTCTTGGGTTGTTACCCCTGTACGGAGATTGCGGTATTTTTTTTTGTTACATTGCGCTGTACTCAACAGCCGTGGCGGTGTATAATCCAATCCATTCTTTTACTTTTCCTTCTACTGTTCGCTGTGCTTGATAGAGATTTATGTAATAATTCTCTTCATTGATTAAAATATGGTAGTAATACCACATTTTGACGTGCGCCATTTTTAGCTTATCGGGATTGTTTGGTGCGCTGCCTATGAAGGTTGCTTGTCGCAGTATATTTTCGATGTCGTAAAGCATTTCGTTTCGGGTCGCTTCGTTGGGGTGATAGTGTGAAACAAAGGCTTTTATATCATTCATTGAAGGTACTACTGTGTGCGGTAGATCAGGTAGTGAAAAATTATTGTTTATCAACTCTTTTCTAGCATAATCGCGTATTTCGGGGCGTGTTAGTTTGCCATGAAAACGGTTTGCTTGTCGTTCAATCTCTGTTTTTTTCTTGTCGACTACGTTAAAATAAGGGTGCATTTCGCCCTCGTCGTGAAAAATTTTACCTGTTTTTCCTACATTTTGTCTAAATCCTTTTGCTGGTTCGGTTAATTCGCTTGGTACAGCAGTAATGGGTTTGTCTGTTTGGGTACATTTGCAACGACAATGCCAGCCGTTTGGTGGGTAGTAAATATCCCAAAACGAATCGGTCAAGGCGCGTATAACTTGGTCTAAGGGTCGGTGTTCGTCGCGTACCCGTTCATCGTGGGCGGTGTGGTAAATTAAGTTGGGGTATAGGTGCGCCCGTCGCTCAAACTCCTGCCATGCTTCGGCTGCTTGCGCTGCTTGGGTGGCGGTGGTAAGCTCGACCCGTAAATAGCGATTGTGACGGCTGATTGCTTTTTGTGCGGCAGCGCCGTAGTCGGCTTTGGGTGTAAGTGTGCCGTCAGCATTGGTGCGCAATTTTTGCAGCTCTGTACTGAGGGTATATTGCTTGAAGGCTGCAAAATCAGATAAATTGCCTTGTATTTTTTGCATCAACTCAAATTCAGCTACGCTGCGCGGAGCGTCGAAGGCTTGCCCGTACCCTGCTTCGGCAAATTGTCGAAAACGGCTAAAATGCTCGTTGTATAGGGCGTTATCTAGCTGTGTGCCAGCGAGGTTGCCTTTGTAGATTTTGTTGGCAAAATCGGTCTGTATTTGGCTGTCAATGGCTGCAAAGGTGGTGTCGAGGTCACGGGCTAGTCGTAGGTTTTGGGTGGTACAGTCGGAGCAGGTGCATCCCTCCTGCCCCCCAAAGGGGGGTGTTGTGGTGGATACGGGTTGATATGCTAAAAAAAGGTCTAGTTTTCGCTGTTTAAAGCGACTTAACTTGGCTTTTTTTTTTGCTTATCGTTGTTTTTTTGCTTGTTTTTTGGTTCTTTTGGATTGTTGGGATTGCTGCCATCGTTGGGCATTAGGTCTTCGGCAGTAATAGGGTCGGTGGTTGCTTCCCCTGCTTTTGGCATGGGGATTTTATATTTCTCATACCAATAGCTTACAGGGATAGGCACTTTTGATGCCACTTTGAGGTCAATATCTAGTCGTTCGGTGAGGCTTATGGTTTCTTCTTCTTCAAAATCCCACATTCCGCCCTCTACTTGGTAGCCTAGTGCAGCAAGATAGGGGGTTAGTTTTTCGTTTAAGATACGTAAAACACCTAGTCGGTCGGCTTTGTGGAGTTCGTCTTGTGCTTCTTTGTGGGTGTAGGATTGCGCGTAACCGCTTGACTTGGCTTCGGTGCTGGTCATGGTATTGCCTAGGATGCAAATAGACATTTCGGTATTACACGCTTCTAAAAAGAAACGAAAAATGTCATTTCCATTATGTCCCGCATTACCGAGGAACTGAATTTTGGCATCTTCGGGTGCAACAACATACCCTGCGCTCCCTGCTTTTTCCATCGCTTCCTCTAACATGGCTTGTGTTTGCGGATTGTTGTAGGTTGCCCAACGGAACGGTGTACCAAACAACTCGGCATACTCCGCCCAGTCACCAAAGTTGCCCCTTTTGTATATAGTGTATTGCGCTACTTCCATTAGGTCGCCCAAATCTTCGGGTGTGCCTATTTCAATAATATTGGCAGCGTTCATGTCGCGGTAGTTTGTGCCTGTCATACCCCACTGCTCTTGGGTGACGATACCGAAACGCGGTTTTACGTGCTTGCGTGGAATTAGTTTTGTGGTCGAAAGCGTGGGTAAATCGGTAGGCGTTGCCCAATCTAAAAGTAAAAGGCTATGCCCCCAAAACGTCGCTTGCATCGCTTCCTTTACGAAGTCATTGAAAAAGGTATATTTTGTTAGGCGTTCTACATCGTCCACTTGTTTGCCATTGATGGTAAAAACGAGCTTACGATTTGTGATGGCTTCAATACGCGTATTGATTAGGCGTTTTAGTCTGCCGTCGCTCAATACATCGGTATAGAGGTCAAATAAGGGTGCGCGTTGCTGTGTCAATCCCTCTGCGCTCTTGATAGCATTGCGCCAAGATTGGATGCCTTGGTTTTTGCGATGAATTGGGCGGACGTTGATTTGATTTAAGACATAAGAGATGCTTTCTTTTATCTTATCCGCTGTTTTTTTGCGCCCGAGGTTCAAATAATTTGAAACGCGATTATAAGCCGTTTTAAGCGAGTTTATTTGTTGAGTGGTGTAAGTGGACATAAAAGCAAAGAAAACGTTTTTTAAAGACGGTTTGAAAAAGAATTAGCCTATATTTAGTAGCGTTGGCTGCGCTTAGGATTGCCACCATATCGAATATGCACCTCAGCGGTGCTTGAAGTGCGACGGGGCAGGTCTGCAAAAAATTCTGATTTAGCAACTGTTTTTAGCCAGCCGATCGCGCGGTCGTAACGATCGCGTCGGTCGTTGAGGGCTTGTCCTGCTAGGCAGCGCGCAACTAGAAAGTAAATCGCAATGTCACGTGCATATTGAACAAGGAGTTGATGTCTTGCAATGCCTGTGGCTGCAAAAATAACATCTACTTGAAAACTGTCATAGAGATAGCCTCTTATGACTTCGATGGCAGATACAATCGCTTCGTCAATAAGGACGTTGTTGCCGCGCGTTATTTCTTCGAGTTCGTCTTCGAGAATGGCGGTGTATAGGTCTTGTTTTAAGATGAACATAAGTAGCCCCACCCTAACCCTCCCCGAAGGGGGAGGGAGTTTAAAGGAGTGTTTTTTTTAGTATTTATATTTAGTACGCTTGTACTTGCCTATTTTGATAGGTGCAAGTAGGCGCAGTTTGTTATTGATGTAGTGTACAGCTCCTTCGACGGCATCAGGACCGTCATCGTGGCTGTTTAGCTGTGGACTAATTGCTTTAAATTGCTCCTCTAGGCGCGTCATGTGTGGATTTTCGCGTTCGGCTTCGTTTAGGATTAGTCGTCCTTGACGATTGAGGGGTTCGAGGGTTGCTTCGATGCGCGTAAATTTGTCGTCTTTTTTGCGGTCATCGCCCGCAACGCTGAGGTGATGCGCTCGACGGATGCCTTCTTTTCGGTATTCGTCTAGGAATACATCTTGCATAAAGTTTGCTTCTATGACCCGATAGACGGTTGTTTTTTGGGCTACAAATTCCTCAATATCGTAGCTCCAATCTATCATTTTGGCGGTTGTCGTTTGTTCTAAGTAGGCTTTTATGATATAAAAGATACCTTCTAATTCCCCTACCAATACTTTTGCCTTAAAGTCATTTTTTTTGCTGTCTTTAAAAGAAGGGTCAGTGTATTCGACTAATAGGCGAAACTTAGATAAAGGGGGGACTTTGCCGTATAGCATCTCCTTAAATACCGTGCCTTCGGTGATTGGATTATTGAAATACTCGGACTGGGCAGCGTTGTAA